TTTGTGCAACAAGTGATTTGTGAGCGTTTGCGTTATTATCGTTATTAACGAGATTTACGTGCGAGTTCATATTTTCGATTGCCGAAGATGAGTTGGTTTTTACCTTCTTCTTCTTCTTCCGGTTCAAAGTTTTGCCCTGCCGGATCAACTTCTGGTTCCTCTGGAACCACCAATTCCGATTCTGACTTCATGTCATGGATCAAGGATTTGGCCACTCGATGTGCCAATTCCGCCAAAGTACCTTTTGCTTATATTGGGGATTTTGTTAAATTGTTTTGTGATAAAATGTCTGGTTTTGTTTCTGGGGTTTTTGGTTATATTATTCCTGATTCCATCAAAAATACTCTTTCTGGAATCACCGACAAAGTCGGTGAATGGCTTGGTGGCGTTTTTACTGGGGTTTTTGAAAATTTCTTTGAGAATGCCAAGAAAATGATGAAGAAAGCTGGAAAGGGCCTTATTATTGCCCTCATGGGTTCAGTTGCTTTCGTTGGAGTGTGTGCTATTATCATGATGCTTTGTCGTGTTCTCCAATGGTCTGCTGAAAAGATTGCCAATTTGATGGCCTACGTTGTTGGCGCTTCTGTTGACTACGTCTCCTGGATGACTGATTGGATTTTTGGTCTTACAAACCCAACTGCTAGAATGCTTTACCCAAGTCTTGGGAAAATTAAGGAAGCTGTTTTGGCTTGGGATGCAGGAGAGGCTAGCCGTCACAGGTTGGCCACTGCAATGGCTGTAGCTGAGAACCAACATTCTACTCAGATTTTGGAGAAATTCTTTGATCAGTTGATTGACTACCTAGTTTCGACTGCACCTGAAAGTGCCCATGTTTATGAAGCTGGTCCTCTTCGTTACATTATCAAGATGCATCCTAGTGTGTCTTCATTTGTGACTACCAAGTTGGAACAGGTTAAAGCTAACCACTATGCTGGTATTGGACCATTGGAGTTTATTGCTGGAGTATGTGCCCTTGGCTTTACTGGAGCTTGGCCTGAATTGGGAGACGTGCGCAAGTGCGTAGAAACTTTTCGGGTCTTTGGTGGAGGATTGCTTTTCGCCAAAGCTAGCTTGAGTTTTGCTGAGCTTTTCCTTGGATTTTTGCCTTCTGGACTTATGTTTTGGACCAGAAAGTATCTTTATGGAGTGAATACATTTGACGATCAAGTTCCTCAAGCAGTTAAAACTGCTAGGATTTTGACCCAACAAGCTCTTGATGGCGCTGCAGTCAATTCAAACTATCTTGCTAGACTTGACTGTACGTTGGACATTTTGGATGATTTGTTTCCTAGGGTTTCACCACCCACTCGCCGACTAGTTTTGGATACACTGGTCAATTTAAATGGCGTGCGGAAACAACTAAAAGCTGGAGCGGCCCTAACACGACATGTTCCGGCCCTTATTCGATTCGTCTCACCACCTGGAGTAGGCAAGTCCACCATTTTTAAGGATTTCTTTTGTGACGTTCTTGGAGAGCCTGACAAGTACTTCCCAGTTCCTCGATCAAGTAAATACTGGGAAGGAGTTAATGCCGTGAATTCTAAAGGTATTTTGTTTGATGAATTTGGTCAAAGAACAGATCAGATTGCTGACGACATTGGAGCCACTATTGACATTGTCTCCTGTACCCCTTTTTACCCCCCGATTGCAGGTTTGCCAACACCACAGAATCCTGTGAGTTCCAAAGGCTTGTCAATTCATCCTGAGTTGGTAGTGCTGGCTGGTAATGTCGGAACGATAGCTCAGGTAAAAGAGATTGCAGATATGCGTGCCTTTGAGCGACGAGCGGATTACATCTTTGAAGTTTCTGTCATTCCTCGCTACCAGAAAGGTGGCAGTGGAGTTGATAAGAATGAGTTGGATTTTCGTAAGCTGGAAGCTGACAAGAAGAGTGGCGTATTTACCAAAGATGATATAGCTCTTCAGCGTCATCTACTCTTCCGCCCCCACGTTCTGATGGCAAATGGTATGACTGTAGTGTCACGGACTGAGTGGTGGAACTACGCCAAAGTAGTCAAGTACACCAAGGAGATCATCAAGATGCGTCAGGACCAATTCGCGAGGATGAATTCTGATCAAGTCTTGAAAACTGACGATTCATCTGTTGAGTTTGGAAAGATGGTCGCTCAAAACCCTAGCATTGCTTTTAGCAGGCTGCGATTTGTCGCAATGGGTGAGACACCATATGATAGTGGTTCGTCCACTAAGAGTTTTCCGCAGGCATCCAAAAAGAAGAAGAAGAAAACCGGCGTCAAAGGACGTCAGTTTACTCCTTCTGAAGGTCCACAAACTCCTCAAGAGTGGAAAGAGCGCGATCAAAATCGTGAAGCTTTTCGTCTCAAGTGGCACGCTACTTATGGAGACCCAAAGTATTTCTGTGATATGGTCGCTCTTTACAACACTCAAAAGATGAATGCAGAGCAAATCAAAGAGTGGCAATATCTTGATATACCTGCACTGCTTAAATCATGCACTACAGACAAGCCCAATGCTAAACCAGACTTTGTGCTGGGATCTTCCATCTTTCGAGAGACAGTGTCGCAGAATAAAGATCCAGAACCTGAGCCTACTGCTGTTCCAGAGCATCTGCGTACCGACACGTCGGCTGAGGAGTATGAATCACTCCCTAGTGATGAAGACAAAGCGCAGGCCGACGATTTGCCTACAGCGCCTCCTCTGTACCCGGAAGATCAAGGAGCAGTTGGAGGACCTATTCCTACTCAGCATTTTGTTCCGACACAAATGCCTGAGTTTGGGTTTTTCGCGGAACCACCACCAACTTTTCAACCCCCTCCACCTACTGATGGTTTTGTCCCGCTGTTCACAACTCGAGAGAGTCGTGCTGAGGCACATTTGGAACAAGAAAAGTGGAACAATCAACCCCCCCCTCCCTTGAGCCCTGATATTCAGGTTGTAGAGGAGGAACAGGAAGAAGAGGATGATGAAGAAACGTATGAATCCAATCCAACAGGTGCTACGATCCTCGAGAATCGAGAACCAAGTCCTGAAGAAAGTGAACTGTTGACAGCTAAGAAGTCTCGAATGAGTCAAAATCGACCGAATGTTGGCGATTACTACAATGCTTATCGCGATAGGTACGGTGATGTCGTCTTTATTTTGAAGCCCGATGTTACTTTGGTGCCTTTGATGCCCGGACTTGAACAAGACGTGCCTTTGTATGGTGAAGATTGGATGAGTAAAGTTGGTAAGATGATTGGATGGATCCTGGCCGGAGTTGGTTTTCTAAAACTGATGCCCGTCGTCGGTGACTATCTTGAAATTCCAGCGTCGCTACGGTTGAAATATGGATTGATCAAGAAAGCGATTTTTGAAACACCTGAGGGTGAGGCCTTTAGTACCACTGAAGGTGATTCCGTGCGTGTCAAGAGTGCTTACTCAGCGCCTTTGTACACCACTGCGGGCACTAACAGGGATGGTACTTCTCGGCATCTAAGACCCCCACCAGCTGGAAATTTTCATGCCATGGGCGCCTCAGAGGTGCAGAAGAGGACCAAGAGTCTTATGGATCGTATTGTGCGTATTCATTGTGCAGAACCATGTTGCATCACGTCCAAATTTGGATGCGTGGTTAGTCCTTCGCGAATTGTGACGTTTGCTCACAACGATTGCACTGACCCGAACGGGTCTGCTCCACATGGAAAAGAGCATAAAGCGATTGTTGTTGAGTATATCTCCGGCGGAGAGACTTTCAGCGTTCCGGCGGCACAAGTGATCAAGAAAAAGTGCACCATGGATACAGACGTCATTGAATACAACATTCCGATGGATTATTTGAAGCCTTGTTCTCAACTTGGTTTCATACAAGAAATGTCTCAAGTGTCCAGAAGTCAATTGATCTACTTCAAACCGATTCGTGGTGACGTGTTGGAGTTGGAACCATACAGCACCACTGGATCTCCTACTCGTTTGGATATTAATCAGGGTTATCTTGTTGGTGGCGTGAAGGTTTACAACCAAGTCCTTTGTGCTACTTTCGATGTTCCTTCGGTCAATGGTGATTGTGGAATGCCCTTGTTTGCCATGACACCTTCGAGACAGGTAGTGTACGTCGGACCTATGGTGGGAGGCACCTTAGGTGGACAGTGGAGTCTGGCCTCTATTTATCTTCCAGAGAAGGCTATCGGTGAAGCTGTTGCTTTCGCTACTAATGATCTCACTGATGATGAAAATGTTTTCAAGCGTGACAACTTGGATCAAACTATCAAGTCTTATGGAGATTCCGACCCTCCAGTGCCTCAGTTGCACGACCTTCATGATGACTTAGTTCAAGTTGCGAACGAAACTTCAAAGAAAAGACTCAAAGTCATGAGGAGACTGGATTTCAATTTACGAGGAAGTGGAAAGTCCATGTACAAGATGGCCATCACCTTCAATCGAGCGTTGCATACTTTGCTGCCCGATCTTGTGAACGATGAAGAGGGTTCAACTGAGAAGTTCAAGTTTTCACCAGCTGCGTTAGATCGAACGCCAGATAAAGTCCATCCTGGTTTCTACAAGCTGAAGCAGTACGCATTTTCAGAAGCTAGAACACCTCGGCACTTGGAGGCCGCTGCTGATGCCGTTCTCAATGTTTTGAGAGGGGCCTTGCGGAGCGGAACTTCCGCTCCGTGGGTGATCACGAGAGAACAAGCTATTCATGGAATTCCTGGAGTCGAACGAATGGATTTGACTACTTCACCTGGTTACCCGTTCGTTCTTTCGAAACGTCGAAAGCCTGGCAAAGCAGGTTTTGTAACAATCGTCGACCGACCTGGAAAGAACCCAGAAGTCATTTACGATCAAATGCTGCATGACCGATTTCGTGATTATGATGTGGCTAGAATTAATGGAAAAGCTCCGCATCAGGTCGTGGTGGGACATCTGAAAGATGAACCGGTCACGATCGACAAAGCGAAAGCCCGGAAAACGAGAATCATCTTCTGCTGCGACATGGTTCTTCTGATTGAGTTGAAGTGTTTGACTGGTTTGCTGATGGCAGACATCGTGCGAACGTGGTCTACTCACAAGATGCTCATTGGATGTGATTTGCATTCACGTGACATGGAATTGCTGATTGATGGACTTTCGTGGGAACCTACCAACCCGTATGAGAATGAGACTTGTGCCACCATGCGAGCCGCTTGCGGCGATTTTTCCAGTTTTGATTTGAAAATGGATCCAGAGGTTCTGGAGGCAGCTTGGGATATCATTGGCCAGCTTGGGCAAGAATTCGTTCATGGCTGGGATGGTTTCTGGTTTGACAGTCTCAAGAAAGCACTGATTCAAGCATCTTTCATAGTCGACGACGTAGAATTGGGCATGGCTGGGTTTAATGCCTCTGGCAATTACCTGACAACGTTCATCAACTCGATTGTGAACAAGGTGTATTTCTTTGCTTGGATGATCGAAAAAGGATACAACCCACTGGTTGATCTGAAACATTATGCTGGTGGGGATGACAATATCTGGAGTGTTCGACCAGCTCTTAGACCCATTTTGAATCCACGTAGTTTCTCGAACTGGTGTGGCGCTCATGGATTGGCTTACACACCCGCGGAGAAAGGAACTGAATGGACAGACGACAATGAGTGGTTACCAGTTGACCAATGGATCATCTACGGTGTGACACCTCAACCTGTGTTGCTTGAAACATCATATCCAATCGATCTCGAAGCGGCTGAGGAGGCAGAACTGAACCAGGAAGCTCATCGAGTGGCCTGGGTGGGACGTGTTCGAGCCGCTAGCTTGATGCGTATCCTTCAGTATAGAAAGAGAACCACAGACATTGCTGAATGGGCTGGAGCCTGTTTGGAGATGCTGAGCTGGTGGCCGAGAGATGTACAGGTGAGTGTTCAAAACCTATTGGTTATGGGATATAAGGCCATAGCGCCCCGTGCGTCAATGGTTGCTGGTATGCATAGTTTTCGCGTCAGTGAGAATGTAGCATTGTACCGGAATCCCGGACGTCCTGTAGTTGACGGAACACTGGCTAGAAACCTCGAGTGGGTCACTATGGGTGATTTGCAACATGATCTTATGCCGACAATGGAAGCCGAAGCGTCTGGTGAGC